TCCCAATTTCTTTATCAATTTCGGATAGACGTTCGTCTGTGGCTGCTTTCTTTATATCTGTTATTTGTTGTTCAGTTTGTAAAGCAAATAATACACGTTCTTCCGCTGTTGCATCCTCAAACAATTTACGGGATTTGAGAATAAGAATAAATTCTTCCATCCCCTTTTTATTCATTTCAAACTCAAGATCTTGTATAGCACGAAGAGTTTCAATTTTTTCTTGTGCTAGTATTTTAGCTTCTTCAGCGGCTTTCTCTTCTTCCTCTGTTAATATTTTTATTATCTTTTTTTCTTCCTCAGCAACCACTTTTATATTATTTAATTTATTGAACTCTGCCTCTTTAGATCTTCCAATATTTTTAGCTTGTAGTATTGCCGCTTTTACAGCTTCTGCATCTTTTTCTCTCCCAATTTCTTTAGCTGCTTCTATTGCGTCTTTTGTAGCTTTCCTTTCAGCTACTCCTAAGCTCGCTAATCCACCTTTGATTTCAGTCTGATTGGTTACTATAGTTTTAGCTGCTCTAATTGATCCGACCGCTGCAACAACAAATACCTCTCCTGATATTCTCTTGAAGTCCTCCCATTCAGCATTTACGAGTTTAAGATTAGCAGCATGGGTTTTCATCTGTCTATCAAAAGCTTCTTTCTTTGCCCCTGCTGCTCCAAAAGCTGCTTCAACATTATCCTCTAATTTTTTAAAATTATTAGCTAACGATAATACCGCAATACGGGCGCGAACTTCTGGGATAATTCTTGAAATTGTTTTTGAATCTATTCCCTCAAATTGTTTTATTGTTTCTAAAAAATCATCTTTGATGGTAATACCGAGCCTTTTCATTTCTTTCTCGGCACTTTCTGTTGGTGCCGTTAAAGCAGTAATGGCTCCACGTAAGGCAACCACTGCCTCCTCTGTCTTAAGACCACTGACTGTCAACGTAGCTACAGAAGCAGTAAGAGTTTCAAAATTAATGTTTGCTGCTTTAGCAATGGGTATTACACGTCCAAGAGAATTAGCTAATTGGGGAATAGTAGTAACACCTTTTTCTACCGTCTTAAATAAAACATCAGAGACCCTTTCTAGTTGATCCATTTCAAATCCAAAAGCATTAATAATACCTGTAACCAGTCTAACCGTTTCCCCAGTTTGGGCAACACCGGCAACTGCTAATTCAGTGGAGGATTCGAGAACTAGAAGAGCATCATTTACATCTGTAATACCTGCGGATAAAATTTGATAGAAACCAGCTCCTAATTCGTCGGCACTTTTGGGTAAACTCTTTGTCATCTTAGTAATAGAATCACCAAGATTATCCAGTTCTTTCACATTCAATTTTGCAATCGTATTCACTTCTGCCATTCTTGTTTCAAATTGAAGAAAGGCTTTTGAACTTGCAAGAGCAAATCTTCTAGCAGTTTCAAAGGCTACTAATCCCCCCAAAGATTTTACAAGAAGTTTGACAGCTTTTGCTGTTTTGTTGGATGCTTTACCGGCTCCTTCAAAACTACCCTTAGCTTTACCCTCGAACTTCTTTAAGTTACTATTGATGGTATCAAGATTTTTAGAAATAAAATCTTTAAGCCGAGCTTCAACCGCTAGGATGTCAGTGCCTTCAGCCATTACTTATTTGCTTCCTTTTCACATTGATACAACTTGTTTTTAAAGTACCTATACGCGACAAAAAATCTATTAGAGACTTCTGAGATTGGAGGCATTGGTGCCGATGGAAAATCTTGATAATAATCATAAAGATTAATAAACCTCCATATTGAACTGGGTATAAACCTCGAAGGGCAATTCCAGTAATTATAATGTATTCCGTTCTCTTCCTCTTCTAGAACGGGAACCGGTGGCTTAGTATCCGCATGACAACCCCAAGCCTTAGCCCACTGGGGATTGATCTGGCAGTTTGGGCACCGAAAACGCTTCTCACCAAAACTGCCCGAACGGAGACCAGCTAGAATCCTAAACCTACAAGTTCCTCCTCAGTTAAAGAAATTCGTTCATTGATTGCATTCTGCAAATCAACTTGTAGATTAGCGGTCATGTACCGGATAGCTTCTTCGGTATCACATTCTCGTTCAGAGGAACCCACTATCAATTTTTTTGTTTTTACATCATAACTCAGTACTCTTCCATCTTCGGTCTTTTGATTTTTAATAGAAACAATTCCATTTTTTAAAGTACTGATTCTAACACTTCCCGTTTTCAGAGTAAAAGACCGAGCTTCTTCCTTCCTATCAAGAGTTACAGACATGTTATCCTCAGTCTCAGCAATAGCTAAACCATCTTTACTTTTTAATACGTACAAAGGCCAGTATTCTTTTGGGATACTATTTTCTGGATCTCGGTAAAACTTTGGTACATACTTGAAAGAAGCTTCAACTTCAAACCCTAGCATACCCGAAGCTTTTAGCTTCTTTAAAGTTTTTTCATCTAATCTTTTGTCTACTACTTCCATTATGGCTCTCCTTTAAGTTATGGCTCTCTTTGTTATTTAAAATAATGGGGGCGGGGCGAGAGCCTCTCTCCCCTAACGGTTTCCCGCGTTCCCCCCAATTAATTAAGTTTTACTACCTTGCAAAAGTTCAAGTTCATCATCCCCAGTAGGGCCTCTTTTTAATTCTAGAGATTTGGTATTAGTCACATGACCCTCCCGGTCTCCTGGGGTATACGCCTTGATAAGCTGAGCAGCCGGTGCCGAAAACTGGAGGGAGTCTCCTATGGTTATCAGCAAAGCCCCGGTGGTCTCCCCGGTCCATCGTGTAAAGTCACTTTGTGTTGCTAACAATTCTAAATCCGGGTCCATCTCTAAAGTAGGATTTCTATCTACCACATGTGCCCCTTCCCAGCCGTCGGCATTCGCTGGACAAGTGTAAAGCTCAACCTGATTTCCCAAATCAGTTGTAACCGTATCTAACTTCTGTGTTTCGGCAAAGAAACTTGTGGTAGCCGAAAGAACAGCGTCTGGAAGGGCAGCATCAAATCCCGTGGGAGATAAAATAGAACCAAATGCCCTATCAAAAATGTCAATCAAAGCAGACTTAAATTCAAAGTCAATCCGCATAGGCATACCCACATTATCTAAAACAAACTTTGCATTCCCCATAGCCCCACGTCCTTGAACAACCACTTGTACTGGGGAAGCCCCTTCATCTTTTTCAACCACTTCGATAGTACCGGGAACGTTTGTGGTTTCCGAAGAAGTTACCAAAGAAATTCCAGTAGACCCATGAACCACTTGTTTCATTCCACAAGCCCTTAAAAGTTTCCAGTACTTAGGGGCAGTGGCTACAGCATCAGACCGGGATACGTCAACCGAAAAAGTAAAGGGCAAAGATCGTTTTCCAGAAATGGATATCCGTCTGGAGAAATCCCCTTCTGCCAGCTTCCTTGCTGTCTTAGCAATGTCTGGATCATAACTAATGTTGTAAGCCCGAAAATCAAAATCTCCTACAGCTAATACCTCCGCTGTATACGGGACAGCCTCCAGCTTGAACCCCACCGTTCTTTTTGCAAGTAAAAAACTCATTTTTATTCTCCTTTTAAACTAAAATGTTAGGGTTTGTCCCTGATATTCTATACCAAAAATCAAATTCTACTGAAACACCAACGTTTGCATTTGCTGTATTTGTCTTTATTCCAAAATCATTTGACGCTGCAAACAAACAATTGAAGGCTGTATGATTATTTTGTTCATCTGGAACGAAATATTTGTTTCCAAAAAGAGCTTGAAGATCTGCTACAGTTTGGTCCGCTTCATCAACTGGTTTGCTACCACGGTCATCCGCTACCTTTAAAAAAATATCAAACACGCCGCGAAAACTATTTTCTAAACTAAATTGATTCCCACTTCCAGCAGATCCTCGACCCACATTCCTATTAGATACAGGACCAGCTGTAAAATTAATACCAGGAAGACGTTTAAATTGCTCAATACTTTTTGCGTTTTCTTTTACTTCTCTGATAGTATTATGAAAAATGTATTGATTACCAGGGGTGTTCCCTTTGATGATAGTTTTAACTAATCTTAGAATGTTTTTTCTTAAAAGTATTTTACGGGTATCCGCTGCTACCGGGGTAGCGTCTGTGGCCACCGCTGAAAAGACAGAAGATCCATCTCCGTTCTTAGCTTTAATTTTATAGAAGTAAGCGGTTGCAGCTACCACTGTAGTATCAGTGAATGTCAAAGCGGTAACATCAGCACCCCCTGTTGGTATAGCAAAAGGTCCACCTATGGCAGTAGCCCTATGAACATCGAAAGAAGTAGATGATGCGGTAAACCCCCAAGCAACCAGTATTTGTATAGTTGTTAATGCGGTGGCGGTTACTGGGGTAGGGGCTGATGGTACTCCAGGACCGCCAGTAGCGGTGTCATCTTCTAGTCCATTAGAAGCCCAAGACAAACCCTCCGAAAGTCCTAATAGTGCCATAATTTAAACGAACGTTGGAGTCCAAGTAAAAGGACCAGAACCGGAGGTTGGAGTTCTATCTAATGTCGAAAATAAAGTGCCATCGGAATCGAAAACTTGAACTTGTGTTCCTGCTGCATTTATAATTGCTTTTCCCCCGGTTGCGCCCTTTATCTGTTTTTGAATTGCCAGGGTTGCAAGGCTTGTTAGGGCGCCAGAATCCGGTAAAGCATCGGTGACCACCTGTATTGCGTCGGCCACGGTGTCAATTACTGCAATTGTCCCCTGCTCTGTGATGATATCTCCAGGGAAAATGAGAATAATGTCCGCCGTTGAAGATTTTCCAGAAAGGGTTATAACATTTCCATTTGTTTCCCCAGCAGTTAAAACAATACTATGTAAACCAGGACTATTTGTGGCATCCACTTCTGCTGGTGCATTTGTAGCTGCTCCATTAGTTCCATCCAGCATAGCAAAAATCGTATGGTTTGCGACATCTCCAGTTTTGTAAACATCCGCAGCTGTGTCGTAGGCCCTATATGTGACAGTGATGGATACGTTTTTTATTGCCATTAGAAAGACCCTCCAATTCCTTGATTCATTAATATTTTACTTGCCCCGCTAGTCCCACCCGCAACTACAGGAAATTCATCAGACCCAATCGAAGGAGTAGCACCTCCTCTGCCCCCAGCGTTTCCTCTAATCCCAGCAATATTTCCAGCTATTGCAACCGCGGCTCCGGCGGTACTTAATGCCCCGGATTTTACTTTGGCAAAATCGCTCGAAGCGTCGGAAACACTTTCAAATTCTGAAGTAGGCGTTGACGGCACATTACCCGTGCCCGTACTCCAGTTGGCATTATCAGATCCGGTGTCATCCGAACTATTATTCCTGCCCGTTGCCACCGTTGCAGAATGAAAAGATCCTTGGCTTCCGGCCTCCCCATAGGTATTTCTGAAAGTCCCAGGATTACTGGTTATACTAAAACTCCGCCGCCCAGGGTTGAGGCTTGTTATATTTTCATAAATGCTAGATGCATTACCATCGTTAGCATCCAATAAGAAAGAATACCAGTCCGCATCCCAAAAAAGCATATTATAAAAATTGCAAACAGGCGTAGGGTCCAAAGACCTGAATCCATATCTACCAACCCCTGCATTCAAATCAAAAAGAAGATCATGAAATAACGCGGTAAAAGAGGTGGCGATAACCGTTAGAGACAACAAGGTGTTGAGGTTTGTTGTGTTAATCCTTTTGAATTGTATGTCCCTAACCTCAGAGATTCCCGGCCCCTCCTCACCATGGGGAAAGGCATGCGTGATTCCATCAAAACTGGCAACGTGTCCAGACGTAGGGTCGCCATTGTGAGGACTATTGGATCCAAACCTTAAAGTAAATCCACCAAGGGCTTCAGTAATAGCTGCCGTCCCAGTATCAATTATGTTGCTGTTTAGCAAAAATTCCAATAGGGCTGTGAGATTCGCTATATCAGCCGTGGCCCCGCTAATCGTGCTGTAATCGTCCCCGCCGCCAGAGCCGATTGTGAAGGTTCCAGAACTTACGGCGTTCACATCCTTGATAATTTCCCATATTCTTTTTGAACTGTCTTTTATAATAGACGGGCTCAATCTGGTTCCATCAATAATGGGAACAGAACTTCCGCCAAGAATATCTGACTCAAGACCGGGTATTCCAGTTAAAGTTTCCAATTCCTTGAAATTTATATACCCACTTCTCTCTCTTTCTTTCCCTGCCACTTCTATAGGATTTAGTGCTTGAATAATAATTGGCTTCCAGCTTTTTTGGACTTTAATAAACGGGTAAACTTTCCTTTCATAATCAGAAAGCCAAAGCTCCGTATCCCACTCGGAGGGCTCAAGATAATCGACAAGCATTTCAGATTTCATGCCGACGTTCTTGGCTTTGTTCGGCGCGGTAATTTTGTTCCCGGCTTTAGGCCGAATGTACAAAAAATTTGGATCTAATTTTACAGCCATATAATCAGATATTTAAACAAGAACTTCTTCTAGTTGAGGTTGAGGTTCAGTATTTTTCGTAAGTGTTTTAGCTAGTTCCTCTATACATTCCTGCCGAACTTCTTGGAGTGCCCAATCCTGGGGTAAAGTTTCAGCCGCTATGTGGTTATAAAACAATGCGGATTCCCATTGCTTAAGATCATAATGTATATAACACAAACGCATGGCTGGGACTTCCCGGTAATATTGTTTCTGCTGACTCCCTACCGTACCAAATTTCATCCTTAAGGCGGATTCAAAACACCTCAAAGCTCCAGTGATCTCACCGCGCATCTGAGAAATGTCTCCCAGTATAACCCAAGGCTCTGCAAAAGCATCTGAAAGTTCGATTGCCTTTTTACAAAACGCCTCTGCTATCAATAGATTGGGTTTATGCAATTCAAAATAACCTTCCTTCATTTGTCTGTATCCAACAGCTAAAGCGAACTGGCCACAGAGACTTGCTACTTGAACCGGATCTTTTCTGACATCCCTGATTATCACATTCAACAATTTTTGGCAATCTTTTACCCGGTTAACCCTCAAGTAATCCCGCGCCAAATAAAACTTTATGTGCGGCATGTCCGGATATTTTTCAAACTCTTGCTCAAGGATTTTTAAATTCCTCTCAATCCCCAAAGCACCTATTTTAGTAGCATCGTGTTCAATAGCAATATCCTTAGTCATTACTATCTTATGCGTTGACGGGTGATAAATTAAACTTTCATGAATTGGATATTGCCATTTGATACCAGTACCATTTCTAAAAATCCTTTCACGAAAGAAGCAAGTTAGTTCATTCATGAAGTACGGGATCAAATACACATCAGCGTCTTTTTCAAAAACCATTTCCTTTAACTGGGGTAATTTATCTGCCTTTCGTTTCCCAATAGTATCATCGGCGTCTAACCACATTACATAGGTTGCGGTAGTTGCCTGCAATACCAAGTTACGGGCTCTCCCAAAGTTGTCATCCCAAACAAATTCAATAATTTTAGTAGCGTACTTTTTAGCTACCTTCATTACTTCTTCGTCGTGGGTGTTTACCCCGATCACTACTTCATCAAACACAGATCTATCTGGGATAGATTCAAACATTCGATTTAACTCGAATGCTTCGTTGGCCCCTACTATAATATTAAGGGCTAAGGTTTTCTTTTCCATTTTGGCTCTCCTTTTAGGTTGCTAAACTTCTCTTAAGGCTGGTCCTCATCTCATCTCCTATAAGTATCCTTCCTGTAACTTCAAAAGATTCAAATAAAAAAAGCCTTTTTGGTATGGTAACAGATACGGTAATTCCTCTACCAAAAGCATTTGGTATTACATTTGTTCCACCAAACTGATGTATACGTGCATACTTCAAAGAGGTAGCTAATTTAGTTACAAAATCTTTTCCCTCATCAAATTTTTGTATGAACCAACTATCAGCAAGCTTTCCGGTTGGTCTATTTAGAAAAATGTTTCCCTTTCTACCGGACAACTGTAGTGTAATAAATCGAGCTTCGAAGAAACGCATTCCCCTTACCTGAGCATTCTTAAGATCTGCAAGGATACGTTTCTTTTTCCCTTTCAATCGCGCAATCAATTGATCGGTATTAAACTTAGACTTAATACTCATAATCCTAAATTCATTCTTCGATGTGGTTGTAAAAGGGCATAAACTTCTTCCAGAAATGGCCGGGGGACAAAACCTTTTCGTTTTTGCCTTATGGTTGCCCCATCCCGAGTAGTCCCTTCATTTTCTAAATCCAAAGCGTGCTTCCAATAATACCGTACCTGCATTTCAACAGCGGTTACAATATCTGGGTGGAGCTCTGCGAGTCCCTGGGAAGTGGTTGAACTAATTGTAGCCGTGTATGGTGTTGATGGCTCCGCAACATCTAAAGCTACGGTTGTGAATTCGGTGAGTATGTCCCCGTCCTCAAAGACACCATAGAAATTTTCTAATGTAAGACTGGAGGCTGCATATGCTACCACCACACCAGCCTTTGATTTATCAGAGGTGGTTAAAAAATTACCCACGGTAGGGGTACTAGTTTCGGTTGTCATAACAAAAACAGAATTTACCCCAGAAAGAGCCACCCCTCCGGTGTACGTTATTTTCAATGCTCTTCTTTCGAGGTAATTTAATTTCTGAGCAAGAACTATAGACCTCTCATTTTGTCCGAGATGGAAATCCGTAAGTTCAGATTCTGCCCCAGTGAATAAACCGCTCGCATCCTCTTCTATTTTAGTTATGATAGTTACTGGGACAGCTTGTGGTCTGTATTCATCCTTTGCAAAATTAACATCAAAAAATTCTACACGTGACGCAAGTTTTAACGTCCTATTTAACCATTGTTCTACCTGGGTAGATACAACAGAAATCCATTGAGACAATTGCCTATTGACCACTAACTCATCGGTCAATAAATCTTCAGCATCCCCGGTGGCGTAAAGTCTAGCTCTTCTAACAGAAGTTAATTGCATTGATGCCATAATTAATAAAAAAAGAATCTACCGAGGAGGTTGATGCCCTCCCCGGTAAACTCTAACCTTTCTTAGAAATCAAACGCAGGGGTTACGTCCTGGGTCTGGGGGTTTTCATCCATCTTAAACAGAATGGCGCTTGCGCCATAATGGATTGAACCAGTCCCACCTTTGTTTTCCCTTAGCCAGAGATACCGCTTGGTGTTTTTAGTCAACAAGGAAGCGGTAATCAACTGCTCGTCGTTTGCACCTGTCGCTATCTGGGTGAAGGTTGCATTGGTTACAACAGTAGCTGCTGAGGGGATAACAGCATCGCTTTCCACCACATCAACATCCAAAGTACCGTCACCGTTAAACGTCCCGGCATCTAGCAAAATAATAGCCTCGTCTGCTGTACGGGTATCCAGAAACGACTGAGTATCAGCCGCTATGCCCCCGTTGTACAAGGTTTCTGAGGTTGTTTTTTGCTGGACAGCAATTAGCCGTTTAGCTAATGCTACCTCAATTAGTTTTCCTCTAGGGTTTGCCATAATATTCTTTACTCCTTTTCATTAATTGTTAAAAATACTACCACGCAGATTCATCAGTTTCGGCCCCGGCCACAGTCGTAAAAGCAGTTGCCCGCATTGCACGACTATCAAATTCCTGCATTCCAAGAACATAAAGCTGATCATCCAAGAACGCAGATCCGGTAGAACCATCTCCAGCCACATCCGAAACCTTAATAGCAAAGTCTCTCCACATCCCAACCCAGAAATGCTTCCAGTTACCAAAAATAGCGGTTGAGGAAGCGGTAGAAGTTCCTAACACTTCATTATTCAGGATCTGGGTCGTGGTACGGATCTTGTACCCAATGATATCCTCCAAAACTTTATTAGAAAGTAAAGGGTTGGTCATTAGGATAGGCTGTCCATCTCCTTCTGCTTGACTGGAGAATTGCTTTACTCTTTCCCTTTTCATCCCACCGAGTACTTCAGGGCGAAGCAAATATCCAAAAGAATCCGGGGAATCTATCAACTCATCAGCAACATCCAGGGCGGTATCCATTGCAGCGGCATCGTCGATCCGAAACCGGCGACCATTAACACCAAGGCTAATATTGTTACTGGTAAAACCACTAGCATTGAAGATACCTAAAGGTTGTTTGTCCGATCCCGTTCCACGTACCAACCCTAAATGCATTTGTAGCGCTACAGAATCCGTCAAGGACTGACGAATAACGGTATCAGCTACACCACGAGTTTGGTGGATAAGCCGATTGGAGATCTTAACAAACCCAGCAACCTTTTTCGGGCGAAGAGTCAATTCTCCAAAGGTGGCCTTGGATTTTGCAGGAGCCTCATTCTCACCGACGAAAAATGAAGTAGGGCGTCCGGTCAATTTCGGTACAGGCAAATCCCCAACCAATCCACGAAGAATAGTTGTTCCCATATTCATGATCGGCATTTTAGCGATGGCCAAATCTATAATCTCATTGGTCACCTCTTCTGGGATAAGAAATCCACCATCAGAACCATCGTCTGCAATATTCGATTTAGCTACAATCATCCCAAGTTCTTTATTAGCTAACTGCCGTTGTTCCCCAGCTGCTTTACAAAGTTCCTTTTCAATTTCTGCCCTTTCCCAAACATCACCACTTCCATTAAATTTGGGATGATTACGAAGTTGTGCTAAAACATATTTTCCAAGATCAAACTTCTTAACATCTTTTTCAGCACCAGGAATCTTTAACAACTGTTTTGCCTTAATCTGTTTTTCAAGATTCCCTACGAGATCTTTAACAGCTGTTATTTCTTCGGTCAATCCTTTAGTCTTTTCCTTGGCATCGCTGGCACCCGAGCCAATGATTTCCTTTACACTTGTTTCTACCTTTGCTTGCCATCCTTTAAGCTCTTTCTGTAGAGCTTCTAATGTTAAATCCACATTAGCCTCCTTTTACGTTGTTTATAGTTTAGGTTCTTCTAATACATTTGATAAATAAAGATCATCTCCGGTCTTCTTTGGTGGGTCGCCCGCAGGTTTGGGGGATTCCTTAGAAGCCTCTAAAAGTTTACCTAGATTATCATTTAATGTTTCTATACTCTTACCCAATCCGTCGAACATCTCGAAGATGCTCTTATCAATATTGACGTTATTATTGATTATGATATTATTTAATTCATCATCACCAGCATCTTTTTTAGGTTTTGTTTTCGGTTTCTTTTTTGGATCATCTTCATCATCATGTGGTTTAGTTGCCTTACTTTCTTCAGGTTCTCCCGTCAACACGTTAGGGATAATAAAAGTTTTATCCACCACCCCAGTATCTAATGCTTTTACTTTTTCCACAAACAAATCCAAAAGATTTTCGTCACCAAACAATTTTAGTAAAGCCAACTTATCCATATCCTCTTGCTGGAAAATCTCAATATCTTTCCTTTCAATTCCCTCGAAGGCATTATTTAAAGCGTTGGGGTTTGCTGGGATGGTTACAGCACTCCATTCAAGCAGTTCCCACTTTTCATATAGTACACCAAATCTGCCAAGCCCTAACCTTTTACGTTCTTCCTCATCAGATGGGCGCGAAACCTTTTTAGGAATAAAACCGATGGAAGCTGCTTTAAGAAAACCACTGGCCGCCATTTTAAAAACGATATCAGAGCGACCACTCTTATCAATAGAGTCGTCCATAAAAACACCATCAGCCTCTACAGCGGTTCCTTTGATTGCTAGTTTTATAGTATTACCAATAGGAAGATCCCAGCTGTTATGCGCGAAAGGGATTATTGGGTTCTTTTCATAATTTTTACTATCCATTCCTTTAGCTAGAACCACATCCTCAAATCTATCGGGGGTTTGATCCGTAATCGTATACTTTAATACCCGACCCTCGAAACCAGCAAAGTATTCAACGCCGATTCCGTCCGCGGCTTTCTTAGCTTGTTCCACAGACATGGTGACCCGCTTGGGTTTCTTACCAGAACCAAAAGACCGATACTGTGGTTTCTCGGTATCAGATTTGATTGCTATTAGCTCCTCTTCGCTCTTAACTTTAAATTCGTCGAGTAATTCTTGTAATGGGTACATCGGTTTTCTCCTTTTCCTTATCAGGATTAGATTTACTTTCTAAAATTGCCCGGTTTGTATATTCCTTCTCCGGTATCTTTTTTATTCTGGTTCTTTTGCCGCCACGGCTACGCATCTGCAATTTACTATCTCCTCTGCTGGCCCACTGGGGTCATTCGGATGTATTAAACCTACTATTTCAAAAGTTTGGCCAACCCTAATGATTATCCCATTGACCAGGGTATGGTTTACTCTAACTTTCTCATCCCCAGCGGTTACCCACCGATGGAATTCAATACCTTCTTCCCTAAACGCCTCAAAGCGGGCATCATTGGTTACTATCCCAGTTTCTGTCCGGGCGATTGTTTTTGCCTGGTTTTTCCTTATCTCCATGCCTTCGCCAATAGCTTTTTTAATTCTTTTAGCTATCTGGTTAACATTCTCGTTTACTTTGTTACCAGCAGATACAGCATCTATGATTTTCTTACCGGATGTTTTAAAAGTTGTGGTGTTAATTTTTGTTATTGAACTCATCCGCCTGGAAGTCGCTGCATCTATCCTGGGGTTGGTAGCCGCCCAAGAAACCAGATCCCCAAGTTCAGCTATCAATGCCACCTCGGTACGTTTCATTTGATCCGCCACAAAGGGCCTAAATATTTTCATCAACGCTTTATTCTCATCCGGCTCACTCAATAGGATGGTTTGTATCTCAACAGTGATGTCTTTTTTGGTAAGTCCTAACAATTTAGGAAGAATACCGTTCTGATGTGCCCTTGAAGCGTTCTTTTCCCACTTATCCACGTTATCCTGCATGCGATTGCGTTGACCATTGAAAAACTGGGAAAGTTTTGCAGTAAATGTTTTCTCCCCAGGATTCAACACATCTTTTACAAAACTATCCCAGAAAGCCAAATCCTCGGCAGCGCTAGGCTTTTCAACTGCTTTTGTTGCCCCTTTTCCGGCTGCTGGGGGCTTCTTAGGGGTTTTAGGGTCGTTTCCCTCCCCAAAACCTTGAGCGTTGCGTTCTGGGCGCTCATCTAGCCAAGGGAATTTTTTAATATCCTCTTCGGTTAGCGGTATATTGTTAATCCTTGCCGACACAGAAGCAGGTAGGCCACCGTCCACCATCGTTTTGAAAGCCTTTGATCTGGGACCATAGTCCACTACCAACGCTTCTATTTCAGAAGTGTCAGGGCAAAGCATTATATCACCCTGTATAAAATCAATCCATTGGCTGTTAAAGGATTCTAAGATCAATCCTAACAAGGGAAGGTACGTATCATGCCATAATAAGCGCCGACCCTCTTTAATAGTGGCGAAGTTTAATTTTTCATAACGGCCCAAAGCAATTTTGTTTAAACCAAAAGACGCTACTATTTTATCGAAGTTCTTTTCTTGGGCTTCGGTATACTGCATATCGGCTTGGGTCATACCGATATGATCATACTTTAAATTTTTGTTTAGAACCGCTACTTTACGTGCATTACCAACACCACCGAATTCCTCATAAAAGGATTTCAACATTTCAGCACGTTGGGTATCATTAAGCCAATCATCTGTACTTAAGATTCCTGCTGGGATGGCATCGTTGTCATATAAATTAGTATTATGGATATCCGCTTTGATATCCTGGAGGAAAGCTATCTTGCAAGGCTCTGTAGATGAGATTCCCTGGAGGAAGTCATACGGGTTTGGTTGATACGTACGGAGTACCTCTTCTGGGAGATACGGGTCTTTAGATGCTGGGGCTCCAGGTACTTCAAACATCCACCCTTTAAATCTTTCGAAGCCATCGCCCGTCTTTGGTTTAATAGGTTCAAAAAATTCATCCGAGTATGGGATAAGCGTGTCCGGTAATTGTCTGGTCAGATCTATATGCTCCGTTTGGTCGGCGTTGGATGGAACAACAAAGCTTTGACCACCTCTATCAAACTTGCCGTCTTTCTTGTGTGTCCTGGAAGGCAACAATAGATGCAGTACGATGTTCTGGAGGAAGGTCATCCGTGTCATAAACGGATTAGGCCGATTAAACAACATCTGGATCTTTTTAGTCGTTTCGTTTTCTACCTTCTTATTCTTGTTCCCCTTCTCACAAAAGAAAATAGGAACGCGAGAAACATTTCTAGCTATCGTTTTGGATGCCGCATGGATAAGCCAATGATGCTGGTAAGGGCGTTTCTCAATATCCTCGGTTGCTATCTTATTCCCTCTAGCGAAACTAAAGAAGAAGTTCGGATCGAGGTTGGGGATACCCGCACCCTTGGTAATAATATTTCCAAATTGATTAACCAGTTCCCCTGGCATGTACCTAACTTGTTTTTGCATTTATCTCTCGGCTATAATGTTACCATCTAAAGCAGCGGTAGATCCGGTGGACATGAACTTACCAATAGTATAAGGGTATTGGGCTCCAGCATTAACTTGTTTAGTAAAAACTAATGTTCCCCCAGGATAGGTATACGCCAAAGTGCCAGCCACATTGGTATGAATACTTCTGCAATAGAGATCCCCTCTAATCCTAACTTCTGGTCCTAAAGGATCTGATATTAACAATTCATCGGTATCGTTGAATACAACCGTCGCCCCTATCCTACTGGAAGCCGATTGAATATCTAGATCATTAAAAGTGGCCATGTTATCATCTCCTTATAATTATTTGAAACCCATTCCAATACCTACACCAATACCCATTTGATTAGCCGAAGACCCATTCCCCATAGCGGGTGGGGGTGTTCCCGTTTCCGTGACTAAATAATCATCCCAACGACCAGTAGTACCGGGTGTGGCGTCGCCTACAACAAACAAATCACCCACTCCAACTCCGGCTCTCCCAGCACTCGTTAGCGTATTGTCAGACGTAGTTAATATCTCGGCAGCATCCTTAAATAATTTTTTTGTTGCATCTGTAATTTTTGCTATTAAATCCTCACCATCAATCCAGTTAGTGTCCCCGCTGGCCAATTCTGTTACTGACCCATCAACCTTTTTCCATATCTTAGCATCGGCGGCGGCTGTCGATCTGTAGCTCCCAAATCCATAATAATTACTGGTGTCTGTGAATCTTCCAATCAGTATAAAAGGTGTAGTACTAAAATCATAATTGGATTCAACTATATTGATTTCAATATCATATTCAGTGACCGTTGGGTTTGGTCTGGACGTATATAATAAAGCTTCGTTGTTCTGGACGCCAGTAACCTGTAATT